ACAAAGCAAAAAAAATTAAAATTCCATACATTGTAACAATAGACGAAGGTTCAGGTGAAATTTTATCTATTTATAGAAATTACAAACCTAATGATATTTCTTACGCAAGAATAGAATATTTTGTGCATTACAAATTTTTACCAGGATTAGGTTTTTATGGCTTTGGTTTAACACACATGATTGGTGGTTTATCCAAAGCTTCTACCTCAATACTAAGACAGCTTATTGATGCTGGTACTTTAGCTAACTTACCTGCTGGTTTTAAAACTCGTGGTATAAGAATAAGAGATGAAGATACTCCAATCCAACCAGGTGAGTTTAGAGATGTGGATGCTCCTGGTGGATCACTAAGAGAATCTATCCAACCATTACCATTTAAAGAACCTAGTGGAACATTGTTAAATTTATTAGGTATTCTTGTAGACGGTGGTAAAAAGTTTGCATCTATTGCTGAAATTAATACAGGTAAAGGTAATCCTAATGCACCTGTAGGAACTACACTTGCTTTACTAGAAAGATCTACTAAAGTTTTATCAGCTATACACAAAAGATTACACAATTCACAGAAAAAAGAATTTAAGTTATTAGCTCAAGTATTTAAAGAATATCTACCACCAGAATATCCTTATGCAATAGCAGGTGGTAATGCACAAATTAAATTACAAGACTTTGATGAAAGAATTGATATATTCCCGATTAGTAATCCGGATATATTTAGCCAATCACAAAGAATAGCTATGGCACAAGAAATGATGGCATTAGTACAATCTAATCCAGAAGTGCATGGACCTAATGGTACTTATGAGGCATACAAAAGAATGTATGCAGCTATAGGTGTAGATAACATAGAAAAAATACTTACACCTCCACCACCCACAAATCCTAGTCCATTAGAAGCAGGTTTTGAAAATAATAAGTTATTACTAGGACAACAAGCCCAAGCTTTTGGTCAACAAAATCATGATGCACATATTGCAACGCACATGGCTGTATTGCAGACACCACCTGTGCAAATGAATGCACAAGTACAAGCTTTAATACATTCACACATAATGCAACATTTACAAATGAAAGCTGATACTTTAGCTGAACAACAAATGCCGCCTGAAGCTATGCAACAGTTCCAGCAGTTACAACAACAAGCACAACAGGCAAATCCAGCAGATCAACAACAAATTACAGAACAAGCTGGCGATATATTGGCTCAGTTTTCAGCTCCAATCATGGCACAGCTTATTACTGAATACAGTCAAAAGGTTTCAGATCCAAGTGATGAAGATCCATTGGTGTCAATAAGAAAACAAGAACTTGCACTTAAAGGGCAAGAGTTGTCTATGGAACAACAACAGTTCATACAGGAAGAAAAACGTAAAGCTATGGAAGCTCAAAGAAGAATTAATGTAGAAAAAGAAAGAATAGAATCTATGGAAGATATAGCTGATTTACGTGATGAAACTGCAAGAGCAAGGTTAGAACAACAAGCTCGTTTCAAAATGATGGATATACAAAATAACAATTAACACTTGCAAATTTAAAATTCAACCAACATAATAAAACACATGATAAAAAGAACAGACATAAGTCAACAGAAAACACCCAAGGTACTTAAGAATAAAAACAGCTATAGCAATAAAGGCAGTGTGTCTTTAAAAACTAAAGCTGGTACTTTTTCAGGTAGCACAAAAGCTACACCAGGTATGGGTAAAGGAAAAGCAAGAGGTATGGGTGCCGCAGAATTTGGCGGTAAGTTTTCAGGCATTTATTAATGTCGTCAGTTTGGCTTGCTGAAAAGTTTTTAAAAGAACTTGAAGCTAGAAGAGAAGATACAAAAGACGCTATGTTGTCTGGATGTAAAGACTTCTCTCAGTATGAATATCTGCGTGGCCGTTACAGTTCTCTAGCCGATGCAGAAAATATTTTTAGAGAACTGCTAGGAAAAATACATCAAGATGAGCAAGATACAAGTCCCTGATCATGTCGCAAAGTCCATTGAGGCAGATTTAAAAGCAAAGAAACAAGAAGAAAAACAAGAAACTCCAGTACAAGAAGTAGAAGAAAATGCTGCTTATGTTCCTGGAACAGCAAGGGTTTTAGACCCTACTTTATTAGAAAAATCCTTTTTAGATCGTATGCCACAACCAACAGGTTGGCGTATGTTAATACTTCCTTACGCAGGTAAGGCCGTAACAGAAGGTGGAATCCACTTAGTACAATCAACTGTAGATAGAGAATCTCTAGCTACTGTAGTTGGGTATGTGGTTAAAATGGGTCCTGACTGCTACAAAGATAAAAGCAAGTTTGCACATCCTTGGTGTCAGGAAAAACAATGGGTATTGATAGGCAGATATGCTGGTGCTCGTTTCAAACTCGGTGATGAATCTGAATGTAGAATCATTAACGATGATGAGGTGATAGCTACCATACTTGATCCTGATGATATTCTTGCAGTATAAGGAGAAAAAATGTCTGAAGAAAATGCAAAGGTAATAGAAGAAGAAATAGTAGATGAAGGGGAAATTGTAGAAATTGAACCCTTAGAAGATGAAAAGCCTAAAACACAAATTCCAATGGAGTCTGTGGACAAAGAGGCTGAAGAAAAAATAGAAAATGTTTCTGAAGAACCAGAAGCAAAACAAGAAGAAGAATTAGAAGATTATTCTAAAAGCGTACAAAAAAGAATTAACAATCTTACAAGAAAGTTAAGAGAAGCTGAAAGAGGCCAAGAGTCTGCTTATGAATATGCAAAAAGAAAAGCTGCTGAAAACGAACAACTAAAAGCTAGAAGTTCTAATTTAGATAGATCTTATTTGATGGAAGCTGAAAATAGGTTGAAATCACAAAAACAACAAGCTATGTCTGCACTTAAGTCTGCACATGAGGTTCAAGATTACGACAAGGTAGCCAAAGCTCAAGATGTTTTAGCAAAAATAGCTGTAGAAGAAAATAAAGTAAATACTTCTAAAATGGCTATAGAACAACAAGTAAGAGAAACTCCAGTCAACATGAATGGACAACCTCAACAAAATATTCAACAACCAACTCAACAATACCAGGCACCACCAAAGCTTGATGAGAAACAAGAAAAATGGGTAGAAAAAAACTCATGGTTTGGTGAAGATGAAATTATGACTCTTGCTGCTTTTTCTATAGATCAAAAGCTAGTCCAAGAAGGTTATGATGCTAGATCTGATGAATATTACAATGAAGTGGATAAAAGATTGCGACAAGAGTTTCCACACAAGTTTGAAGAGTCTTCTGTTAAGTCGAAGCCTCAACAAAAGGTGGCTTCAGCAGGCAGAGTAGCTGGTAATACTAGCTCAAAAAGACAAGTTAAGTTGTCGCCAGCAGAAGTACAAATGGCAAAAAGATTAAACGTACCCTTAACAGAGTACGCAAAATATGTTAAAAGGTAATAGTTATGACAGAAAAAGATAACAA